ACGGTAACGTCTGACGATGCCATGGAGTACTCGCACCTTAAAGAGGTTGTGCTGCCGAGCGTTAAGTACGATTATGCCAGGTACACACAGGATTACTGGGCGGCAGACGGCAGCATGTATTTCTTGCCAGAGGACGGAGGCAACTACTTAAACACTGGTTTCGTGAGCCGCCAGGTGGCAGGAGCTGACGGAAAATTCGCGGATCCTCCAAAGCTATCAATCCAGCTGGAGGCAGCCATGAAGTATTACGGCCTGTCCATGGAGTTCGGCGGTAATCACCCAGTGGAGATGGTGATACACACCTATAAGGCCGGTGCGCTGCAGGAGAGCTATACGCAGGAGATAACCGGCAACGAGATGGTAGTGGAGCATGAGTTTCCGGAGTTCGATACCATAGTTTTTGAATTCACACGAGCTCACCCCAACAACGATGTGATCGTCAACTATGTTAAGTTTGGGGACGTGAGCGATTATGAACTTAACTATCACAACATGCGGAAACCGCCTACAGGTATCCAGGTCGATAGGTATAAGGATCTCCGGGTGCAGATGACCAACTACTATGAGGGCACTGATCGCAAGGAGTTGTTTAAGGACGTGGTGCAGGGCGGCGGCCGTTATGTGGCTACGATGCTTAATGCAAGCCATGGCTATTCCGTCAACGTCGGTACGATTGTAGAGTCTACGGCCTATGAGGTGATCGTGGATCTGAGCAGTGTAACCGGCTCTGTGGAGTTGATAATCACCGGCTGTGAGTATCAGCAGACACCATCTGATTATGTGCTGAGACTTAACCCGTCTGGACAGAGTAAGACCTGGACGAATCCGCTTATCAATGATGCGGCTCACGCGCAGCTGGTAGCGGAGTGGATTGGGAATTACCTAAATAACAATATCAACTATGAGATCAGCTACCGCGGGGATTTTCGGCTGGATCCTGGGGATATCACGTTTCTGGAAAATCAATATGTGGATAAGCTCCAGATCAACATCGGGGAGCATACGATCAATTACGACGGCGGAGCCGTAACCGGTACCGTGAAAGCAAGGAGGGCTGTTAATGGCGTGGGTAACACCTAAAACCAATTGGACTAAGACCGATCGGATCAACTATGCGGATTATAACCGGATCAAGAACAACCTGGCCTACCTGCGGGATCTGGCGGCGCAGTTGTATCGGGAGTTTGACATCACAGTGGATCCGGACAAAGACAAGTACAGCCTCTGGCCTTATCCGTCGGAGATTAACCGCCTGGAGGAGAATCTGGAGACGATCCGTAGCCGTACCTATCCGTTCCAGACAGGCCAGCGCCGAACGTATTACGGCAACGTCCCCACAATCGACTGGCAGGAGCTCAACCGCCTGGAATCGGCCTGCAAGCTGATCCATGACAATCTACAAGGCCAGGCAGCCGGGAAGCGGCGGTTATCTTTTAGATTAGGAGGCATGAAAGGACTATGAAGACAGACTGGAAAGATGATATCTTCACCCAGCGGAAGCTCCGCATGGTAGACAACGGAGACGGCACGGTTACGCCGGAGGACGCCACGGAGTATACCCAGCGAGGGGATTTGTTCGGGGCGAAGGAACTCAATACGATTGGCGAGGAAGTAAATGAGATAAAAAAATCTGTCAGTGATGGAAAAGCCCTTGTTGCCGCAGCCATCACTGCAAAGAGAGTAGCAACGGCGGCGACAGCGACATTTAAGGAGATGGCAGCAAATATCGGACGCATTGTATTGGGATCCGGAAATGCACAGCCGGCGGATGTCCGGAAGGGAAAGACCTTCACAAACGACGAGGGGGTAGAGAAAGCCGGAACGATGCCGGAGTATATATCCGGAACAAAAGGTATATCATGCGGATTAAATGACAGTGGCCTGTACTACTACATGGGGGCCGGTTACTGGATTCAAGATGGGTCTGGAAAGTCGTGGGTCTATATGAGCCGAGATGAGGTGGCTGCCACAATCGGACTTAACCCGGATTGTATGCTGGACAGTATTAACGTGCTGGGAAAGCAGGGCAAGATCCAGTCCATGGCAGGGGTGACGATTACACCGCAGACCTATCCACAGACAGTGCAGTCCGCGTGGAAACGCCTGACTGGGAATGTCGAGATATCGGCCGCACCACTTCCTCCGGCGAATGCAATCAAGAGGGGGTACCGGTATTGGATAGGCGGCAGCTACGTAGACGGGACTTTTGAGGGGTATGTGCCAATGCCGACGGATTTGTATGTAAGAGGTAATAACATAGTCGGTTTCTCGAAATACGAGGGGTACGATCTCCCGAACTTTGATAGTGGACAACTTACATTCGTTACTAACTATGGGGGAATGCAAGCGCCGTTTGACTTCACCAGGTACACAAGAGTTAATTTTGAAATACACAAAACAGCTAAACAGGCCAACTCTTATATTTCGATTAGAGACCTCAACAATAAAGTCGTATATGCCAAAGTCGTACTGGACAATACATTAAATGTAACACAAACCGTATCGATCGCCCTTAATACATTGGCTATCAACTCGTTCTTCGGCTTTGAATTTGCGAGTTGGCGTGGCGCTGTATATCGCATTTGGGCGTCATAACTGACAAGAAAGGAAGAAAACTTATGAAATCATTAATCATCTACGACGCCACCGGCACAATCTGGTCGGTGATCCACGGGCAGGACACAGTCCCGGCCGGAGTCCTCGGCCTGGTGGTCACGATCCCGGACGGCGCGGCAGTTACCAGCGTGGACGTCAGCAATCCAGTCAGTCCACAGCCGGTCTACCAGTACAGCGAAGGCGGAGTGAATTTGCAGGAAGAAGTCAAAGAGCTGCGCGCTATGATCGACGATATGTCCCTGATCCTGGCTGATGTGATAGGAGGTGCGTACCATGCTTAGTCAAGACAAAATGAACGTTGTAATCTATGCCATGAGGATCAGATATGGGCGCGGAGAGGATATCGAGGAGAAGTTGAAAAGCTATCCGAACCTTACCGACGCCGAGAAATACGAGGTCTTACGGGCAGTGACAGAGGAGGGATAAGATGGACGGTACAATACAGGCGTATGTACTCGACATGGCAGCCGATACCAAAAAGGAGCCATTGAGAGTCAAGCAGTACGACACCAACAGCCGGCAGGCACGGATCACGCTTAAGATGGGTGGCGAGCCGTGGACGATCCCCTTTGGCTGTCAGATACATATCAATGTCCGAAAGACAGACGGCAAGCTGGCAGACGCCACATGTACACGAATTGACGAGCATACAGTACTGGCCCCGATCACGGAGCAAATGACAGCAGTGACAGGCACGCAGCTGGGCGAGTTGTATTTTCTGGGATCAGATGGAGACATCAAAACACAGACGTTCCCGGTCGTGGTCTACGAGGCTGTGATGGATCAGGCCCGTATCGAGTCCTCAGACGATTTCCAATCATTGCAGGACGCACTCCGGGACGTCAAGGCGTCAACCGAGGTTGCAGACATTGCCGCGCAGTACGCCGCGGAGCAGGGCAACTCTGCCAGAGACGGAGCCCAGCGCGCAAATGATGCAGCGGACAGTATTCAAGTAGCGGTCGATGCGGCGGCAGCGGCCAAAGCCAGCGAGACTAACGCTAAGACATCGGAGACAGCTGCGGCGCAGACTCAACAGGAAGTCACGGATTATGTTGAGGCGCAGAAGGCCGCGTTCGTCGGTTACAGCAAGCGGGAGTCTGACAGCAAGTATGCCAATGCCCTGACAGCGACCGCGACGGGAGAGAGCGGCGTTACCGTAGAGGACGCGTGGACGGCGCCGGTGCTGGGGCTTAATGTGGCGGGG